AAACATCTTTAAAAACTTTTCATGTTTTGAATCGTTTGGAGTGTGTAAGGCATAAAGTTCTCTATCCCACTCTTTAGTTAAAACATCAAAAGACTTTAATAAGTTTTGTTTTACTTTCTTATTCCAATTACCTAAAACATCACAGTGTATAAAAACAATTCCTTCGTTATCTTCTAAATAAATAATAAAGTCTTCTGTCTTAATAACAGGTATCTTCATTAAGTTTTCATGATGTAACACAATGCATAGTACGGCGGGAGGTTTGCATTAGTGCCAGATGAGCCTGTAGAACTGTTTTCTACTGTAATACCAGTAGTTGCAGAACTCATGGTCAATTGAGTAAATGTTTCACCACCGTTAGTTAACCCAGCCGTTCCGCTAGCACCTGAGTTATACACCTGTCGATTAGTTGGTGATAAGGTATGAGTATGACCAGGGTCAGTTACAGTAGCTGTGTGAGTGTGGCTTACAACAATTGCATCAGCAGAACCGCCAGTAGCGTCTACAGCGTAAGTAGAACCAGCGCCTACAATGAACCGATTACGCAGATCTGGAGTACTATTAGAACCATTACACAGAACCCAACCAGTAGGAATAGATGCTACAGAACCAGACCAGAGAACAATCGTACCAGCAGGCAGAGCAGCACTAATCTCAGCAGCTACTACAGTCTTAACAAATGCTGTAGAAGCAATCTGAGTATTATTGGTAGTAGAAGACGCAGTAGGTGTTAGCGGAGTACCAGTAAAGGTAGGACTGTTCGTATCTGCCTTTGATGAGATAGCCGAGGCAATAGCATTATATTCGGTATCAATCTCAGTGCCTTTGATAATCTTACCAGCGTTACCGCTAGGCAGGGCATCTTTAGCCGCAAAGTTAGTGGCTTTGGTATAATTACTCATACTGTTTTTCCTTGTTTAATATACACATCAATACGCTGGATTGAAATTGGGTTACCATTAATCTCTGCCTCTAGGCCGATCTGTATGACAGCACCTGTGCCGCCAGCCTGAATCTTAAACTTGTCCAGTACAATACCATCTGAGAATTCAGCAATATTGTATTCACCTATATTATACTCGTAAGCAATGGATGTGTCAAGTTTTTTCGTAAAAGCAAAGAAATTTTCTGTGTAATCAAAACCCCACTTTACAGCCACATCTTGGTTAGAACCACCAATGACCACAAAGCCAATCTGCTTCATAATCTTCTCCTTGGTGGGAGCATCAAAGTCAAAGTAGTTGGTATAATAAGTGAACCGATAGTTAGTACCATTATCTGTATGACCAAAGTATTTACCAATATACCCAGGTTTGCCAATATACAAGTCTTTAGTATTAGTAACCAAGAAGGACCGAGGCTCTATGTTTGTCCATGTAGTCACTCTAGCTGACGCATCCTGTAACGGTGCTCTCATGTCAAAACAGTAGACAAACTTAGTGGTAGGCAAAGCAAGCAGATAGAAGGCATCTCGCTCATAGTAAACAGACTTAATATTAGCCGCTGTCTCAGAAGCCACATTACTCATTAGGTCATCACGAACATTTTTAGAGATATCCCGCATAGGCAAAGACTTTTCTTGAATGACTCGCTGAAGACTACGAACACCAGCATCAGACAGGAATATAATATCTGTACCAGTATTCTGTACAGAATCTCTAGCTACACAACCCACATTAGGAATGTAGTCTTGAAGTGTCAGAAGAGTGACATCAATCGGGTTGGAGTAGATAGCAATGTTGTTGCGACCAAAGACAATTAAGAATCCGTTGTGCGCTGCAAGAGCAACTATCTTGTCAGTATTAGGAAACACAGCGTTTAAGGATATAGACCCTGAGTCACCACCTTGGAAGTCAGAACCGTCCAGCAAGCGGCTAAAATAGATTGTCTGTGGGTCGCCAGCAATGTCTGCTAGCCAGATACGTCCATAGGCTGCAAGGGCGCAGTTAGGGCTAAAATCAGCCACAGAGTAACCTAGCGGGATAGTACCTATATCACCTAATCTCTGAAAGCCATAAGAGCCAGCATGTGAGTGTGGATTAATAATTGTCGTTACAGTGCTGGTCAAAGAGTTACCAGCACTATATCCTGCACCGCCAGTCGTGATAGTCACAGTAGCCACACCAGTACCAGATAAGGTAGCTACAGTAACCGTAGCAGCAGTTGTTCCACCAGACAGTGTCAGTATATCTCCTACATTATATCCACTACCAGCCGCTGTAACAGACAGGGCAGTGATAACTCCACTAGATACAGTGGTGACTGAAAATGTAGCGCCAGTGCCTGGAGTAGGCATACGATGATATGTCAGCGTTGGATGTCCAGACTGTGCTAGGTAGGCGTGAGGCTCTGCATCGGTTCCATCGCCGTATGGCAAAGCAGCAGCTTGCCAATTGTTATCAGTAATGGTGTAGGTTATATTAGCACTATTAGCCTGATTACGGACAGTAGCCGTAGTCATTGTGGTAGTGCCAGTAAATAACTTGTTATTACCTGCGCTTAGGAACTGACTAGAACCATTATCTGTCAATTCAAACATGAACTGCACAGGATTGGCAGCACCAAGGTCAGTATTGACAGCACTGTTTACTGGTGTCCATCCTCTACGAGCACCGATACGACCATAGCGGTCAATGACGCAGTTGTTAGCCTCAAGCGCAAAGCCTGAAGACAACGATACTGCTGACTCTTGGATGTTTAGTCCAAAGAATCCTGGTGCAGCAATTGAGGCAGTTTGTGTAGGTTGAGCCATTAAACTGGATCCCAGAGGAATTCGTCAGGATACTTATTACCTTCAATGGAGATGTGGTCTGCCAGACTGGTCTGATATAACTGGTATGCTTCTGAGCTACGCAGTCCACCGTCTTCACCACGCTCTGCCAGTGCTTTGGCGTAGGCTAAAAAGATGACAGGTTCAGCAGGAACTTTAATCTGGTCAGCGTTAGCAGATAATTCAGCCTGTGGTTTAATCAGGTTAAAGTTAATTGTGTAGGCCCCGTCAGGTATAGGATACAAGTCTACCTGTGTGTCGCCATTAGAGTCCACACCATTAAAGTTAAAGTAACGTGGGGCAGACTTCTCAGGCGTATCAACTAGGAACCACTCATCCATCTCCATAGTAGAGGCATTGTTCAGGAACCAATTGCTGGTGTCATTAATTACATCAAAGACACGGAACCGAATGCCTGAGCCAGTCAGTACATAGTTAAATAAGTCTGTTGATGTAGCAACAGTAATAGTCTCTGACAGAGCGTTCCAGTTATATGCGTCTTCTACCTGCCGCTTGGCATCATTAACAAACTTACCAATCAGCTTGGAGTAGGATGTATCAGTAACAGATGTAACCTCATTCTCACGCAGACGAATAAGGACATCATTGACAAGTTGGAGATAAGTCTTGTTAGCCATTTAGCAATCCCATTTTCTTAATGCTAGTGCCTTCCTAGTTGGTCTGCCCTTCTCGTCCTTCATAGGCCCAGGCATACCGCCCATACGAGCACAGAAAGACTTCCTACGAGCAGCAGCCTTTGGAGACTTCTTAGCCTGCTTCGATGACACTGGAGGCTTTAGATTAGCGCCTTCCTTAGCCTTGAAGTATGCTCGTCCTTTGGCGTTTAAGCCGCCCTCTGGGTTCTGATATACCTTCTTAACCATTTATTTCTTCGCAGTCTTCTTAGCTTCTTTAAATGCCTTAGCAGTGGGAGCGCCTTTGGTTCCAGGCTTACGCATCTTCTCGCCACTACCTTCCTTGATACGCTTACGCTTGGCGTGGATGTTGGCGTAGAGTCCTGGTTTCATCGTCCACGACCTGCACGTTTACGAGTCATGCCAGCCTGAGACATAGCAATTGCTACGGCCTGCTTGCGTGACTTAACAACTGGACCGCCTTTACCGCTATGCAGAGTACCTTCTTTGTACTCACGCATAACTTTACCAACCTTCTCAGCTTTACCTTTTTTAGTCTTTGGCTTCATCATTTTAGTATCCCTTCATTTTCTTAGCAGGATTCTTCTTGACTTTTTTGTTCGTCTGCATGGCGTACTTTTTAGCTTCTTTCTTGCCCTTCTGAGTATAGGGAAACTTCTTCTCTCCGACCATTGGCATAATTATCTCCTTAGTTTTGGAATTGGACTGCTTGCTCTGGTACATACTCTACTGTAGCAATATATGTCACAGTGTTAGTTCCTGTATTCTGTACACGAATCTCATCGCCTGCTTGTAGTACTACTTCTGTGTTTCCGTCTAAAAGAATGTAGTCGCCTGCTCCTAAGTTCTTACCGCCAACTACAAAGTATTCAGTGTTGGTAGAAGCATCATACCAGTAGACCTTCGGAGTCTCTGTACCAGATAGACTGATAATGTACATCATCTTCCAGTAGCCAGTATTCTTAGTAGGTACTGTAAGGATAGTAACCTTAGTGGCATTAGTCCTTGTGGCAACTGCTGATACTTTTCTACTCATTTCTTACCGAGCCATTTCTGAACAGTGTCAGTTTCGTAGATGCGAAAGGAAGTCCACACAATAGTAAACAGAGCCGCAATAGCAGGCAGTATCTCTGCTAACGTGCCAATAACTGTCACCACGGACAGGGCATCAGTTACTTGCTTAACTCCTTCGGTTGCTTGCGTTGCCATACTATCTCCATTTAGGTCCTTCAATCCAGGCTACCAACGAGTGTCTAGTGCCTTTGGTTACTGGGTTTACCTTGTGTACTATGAAAGACGGGAAGATTAGTGCTGTTCCTTGTGTCTTTAACTGCTCTTGGTTAGGTGCTCCTAAGTGCAATGGTTGCATCTCAAA